CTAACTCTTTCCGTCCTTGTACCCTTCTATGTATAAAGCCTTGAATACTAATTCGGATATATCGTTGTTCAATTTATCGTATATTTCCAGAAGTCTTAGCTTGTCGTCACGTAAATCATTGGCTATCCGCTTTCTGGTTTCAATTAATTGATTCTGAAGTTCCATATAACTTATATTCAGACATTCTCTATTGCATACGGAAGTGATCCTGCCTTCTATGATATTATCAATTAATTTACCCCTGCTTTGGTCTCCCATCAGCCTTTTACCTCCAAATTCAATTAGTACTCGCACCTATTCCTTGTCATAAATAGAACATATGTTCTATTTATATAGTATAATACTGTTCTTAATTTCATTCAACCCCTTTTCCATTGTTTATTTTTAAATACAATTATGGTAAACTCTGCTATGCTTTATTAAGCTTTACCGCAAAGAAAAATGAAACCGACATTGTAGTCAAAGGTATTATTTCCTTAGCCTCCAGCTTTCCTCTAACAATGAACCCGATTAATGCTCCTACCAGAACAAAGGTAACTATTGTTTTTACATCAATTAGCTTTGCTATTTTCTCTTTCATATCCGTTCTCCTCTCATTCTCTCAACTATGTTCATCACAAAATCCGGGAAATATTGTTCTGTTTTAAGCTTCTGCAGCCATATTTCAGGGTTTTTCTGAGTAATTCGAACAGTTTCCTCTGCTGATTCAAAGTTATTACCCAGTATCCTTTGGCATATTTTAACCATTTCTTGTGCTTTCCCTTTTGTTTTGGAGCCTACTATACCATCTACCGTAAGTCCCGTCACTGCTTGAAATTCTTTAACCGTCATGTCTTTTTTCACTCCCTTTAAAACATTGTCCCTTATTGCTTCCTTTTGTAATAGGCTTAACCCGTTGTGTTCCAAAAGCTGAACATGCCATGGTTCATAGCTCATGGGTTTAACAAGTCCGTATTTTTTCAGTTCCTCATTCTCAAGCAATTTGAACCAATTGTCGCAGATATCCATTGCAATACAGTAGCAATGATTGCTTTTGCCATATGCAGCAGCAAGGCACTCTCCGTTTTTACTGTACACAGAGCCATCTTCTCTCTGTCGACTGTCGGGATTACCTACCAAGACCTCTTTTGCTATAGTCTTCTGCTTCTCCACACTCCTGTAGCCCGAGGTACAGAGGCAGTCCCGGCCTTTTGCAATACACAATATATTAATTGCATTTATTAGTTTTGGGTACACATAGGATTCGTCCTGATATTTAAACTTTACACAAGGCATGTTATCTCATCTCACTTTCCTGCAAATTTTAAAGCCCCTACTATAGCCCCAATTACTGTTATTGCGGTAGTGAGTGCTTTGATAAGCTCCAGTACAATCGGAGACCATGTTTTGGTTTCTGCTTCATTTCTCTTTTTGATATCTGTTTTTATTTCCATCAAATCCTCTTTTATTTCCTTAACGTACACTTTTGTCTCGGTGTGGTTTTGCTCCAGCGTTCTGATTCTTTCCTCATTTATACAACGATAGCCACACTCTCCAGTCATTGGCAAACCTCCCTTTCTACATGGCATAAAGCCAAAAAAGGATTACCCGGCTGTGGGTAATCCTTTTTTCGTTAAATCTGTACTATCCAGTTCTAGTAGTGCTGTTTGTACAGCTCTTTACAGCAATCTTTTACTCTATAGATTTCCTTTAATCTCCAGGCAAATGAATCATAAATTTTGTTAGCCATTTTACGAAATTTATTCTTGCGGCTAGTTGACTATTTGAATTACCGTGTTTCATTTTATAGTTTCAAATATGGGGAATATTCTCAAATAAAATTAAAAGACAATGTATTACTATTATTTGAATGATATATCCCTTTTCATTCAAAAGCAACATAATCACATGCTATCCAATAGTCATTTGTTGTAGCATAAAATGTCACATAAAAACCCGTTGCAGATATGTAAAAATCTGTACTGCTTGTACTTATTAAATTTTCTCCAAATGATGAACCATATTTCCCGTACATATAAAAGCCTTTAACGTTGTTACGACTATAAAAAGGGGTGTCCACAAGTACTATATATTGAAATAGAGACACTGGACTTGTTCTTACACCGTAAATATAAACAAGCCTGGGTTTAAATGGAAGACCATAGATACTCACCCCTGTATATCCATTAGAAGCATATCCAGCATTAAAAGTACCACTTACCCATCTTTTATTAGTATTTGTCCCTACAAGTTGTTGTCCATTAGCATACGCGATTTTACTAAGCATAATATCTGCTGCTGTTGCTGTTGCATCGCTAGTATAAGTCCCAATCTGTATACCGTTTTCTGTTCCGAAAGGAATCCCCACTTTCACATCGTTTGGGTTATTTGTACCATATTCACCCCCTTCACCCAATAACTGAAAATTTTCTCCATCCCGTATAAAAGAATAAATGCCTGCCTTTGGTTTAAAATCTTCACCACTGGGTTTTTTTAAGCTTCTTGCTAATCCATCAGATGGAATATTCAAAGTGGCTGGTCCTGTGGCAATAGTATTAAATTTAACGCTGAATTTTGAACCGTCTAAAATAGTTTTTTCAAACTCAATTGTATATGCATTACCGTTATTAACTGTGGTACCCAAATGTGGGACATGGCTCTGTGTATCCCCCTCATGCCCCTCCAGCTCCGTCTCAATCTTCTTAATCTGTGTATCAATAATATCCATATTCCCGTTATGATCCTCAATGTTATAGAAATCCTCCTGGGATGGCTTTTTTAAATTGTAGTTAACCGTATTTACTGCCATATTTAAAACACCTCGCTTCTTAATTGTTCATGTTTGTACTCTCTCAATTGGACGTGGGTATAGCTACCCAAAGCAGAATTTTGTTTGTAGAGCAAGCTCAAATCAATATACATGTTGACCGGTACAATTCTTTTCAACAGCTTTTCCACCTCGGCAAGCATGGACTTAGCCGTTAGTGCCACTCTAACAACAAGCTTGTATTCATAATTTCTTAAATCAAGTGAGTAGCCCGAATCACCACATAACGTTTCAAGCTGCTGCGCCAGTTTTTTGTAAGTGTAGGGCAGCTTTTCATTGAGTCTGGTCAAAATTCTGAATTTTCTCACCTCAAGACTGTCAGAGCCTTTTGGATTTATTTTAAGGATTGCTTCCCAACGCTTTACCCCGTTTTCGGTGGAATCGTTTATAAACTGCTCCTTCATAACATTGTCAAGCCTGCCCCAAAGGGCCCGGATTTCAGGATTTTCAGAAGCTGCAAGCGCTTGGAATTCCCTGAAATCCTGTAAAAACTCCGGCAGATAGTTCAAAATATTGACTTCCCTATCCAATGACATCACCCCTGACCGGAATAGCATCTTTATCAAGCATCAGATTTTGCTCTATACCATTGATTTTTGTCCCTGATATGTCCACAATCCCTTCAATCTCCAACAAACGGGTTTCAATCTGGCTTATCCTGACTATAAGGTTTTCGCTGTCTGCCCACGCTTTACTTAGCTCATTAAAATAATTATCGATAACCGTGTCCACATACCCCTTTACGTCCTCCCAATTCCAGGCTTCATGGTATGTCAGGTTTATCGTTATGTTAACTTTCTGTTCCGTAACCCCTATAACCGTAACTACATGCCCGATAGGTGCAAATCCTACACCTTCACCTTGACTGTTTAAAGGGTCTATCTGGATTTGAAGACTGTCAATTAAATCACTTGAAGGCTTTTGAAACTGGGAGCTTATAACCACAAGTTTAACCGTACCCCCACCATTCCAAACCGGATATACCTTAATACCCCCAACTCCTTGAAGTTGATTTACCTTTTCCTTATAGTCGGACATATTACCCCCAAAAGCCTGTGAATCCAAGGTTGCAAAATATCTTGCTCTTAGTTGTTCCGTATCCTCTTCATCCTCTCCCGAAATAAGAAGTTCGGTAATTTCCGCTTTTGTCAGTCCCTCAATGTAGTCCACGGGAATCAACATTCCGAAATATCTGTTTCCTTCTGCTCCGGCAGTTTCGCATTTGAGCTTGAAATCACAGTCTTTTATTTTTTCGGTAACAACATAATTAAGGTTTCCCAGAGAGAATCTTGAACCCAGCGGAACATTAATATTAAATACACCTTTTAAAGTCGCATTGGTAGCTTCAGTCGGAACAATTCCACGTTCTGCAGCCCTTTTAATTAAAAAATCCCTTGACGCTGAATCGGCAAAGGTTTCATTCAATATTACATCTGCTTCAATATACATTTGGGCCAATTCGGTAGCAGCCGGAGCCAACGTATCAAAAATAACCGAGCCTTCCCGTTTGTCAATCGTATCCGGAACCCGGTCCAACATCCTTTTCAAAAGCACCTCATAGGTTATATTTTCATACATTTAAACCATCACCACCTTTTCAATATCAGCAGTACCTTCCATAGTGTATGCAGTAAATCTGACCAAAACCTGACGTTTGTTTGATTCAAAATAAAAGTCTCCCACATCAGTAATCCTGTCGTCCTCCTGCAAAGCCTCACGAATTCTGTTTTCTATTTCTGAATACACAAATGCAGCCGATTCACCAAAAAGGTCTGTTAATTCAATCCCGTAATCCCAGCTATAAATCAAATATTGGAATTTTTGGGTATTCAGTATTTTATAAATTGCCTGCTTAACCGCCTCAATCCCGTCAACTGAACCTCCGATTCTCATTTCCTCAAGATTCATTTTATAGGTTTTGCCCGGCTGCTGACGGATTTCAAAATCAGCCTGTAAATCATCATTTAAAGTTGGAATCATTCCTTCACCACCTTATCAAAAACAAGGTATTTTTGCCCGCCCTGCAGCTGAATCATTATCACACTGTCACCCGCTGTCAATCCGTTATAAACTGTAAATTTCCTTTTCCCCCCCAGTTCATCCGATATTTCCACCACATGTTCCTTTACATTATTGGTCAATATCAAATGAGCCTCCTTTAAAATCAGCTTTTGATCAATACTGATTGCAAGGGGAGCGGTACTTAGAACATTCCCAAAAACAACGGTTGTAGGTTTTGAATCATTCACCGCATCTATTGCCGCCATCTTGATAATTTCAACCATATTAGGCAACAAAATCACCGCCCCTCAATGTGATATCCATATAATGCTGGTTGCTCTTAAAGGTGTGTTTTACGGTCTCCACAAGCATGTAGTTCTGAACTTTTATATCTCCAAGCTCCAACCAGACCGGGATGAGGCATCCCCCTCTGACTCTGATATCTCCTATTGCATTGGAAACAGAAAGGTTTCGGGTTTTTTTGTTATACAGTTTGAGAAGTCCGTCAGCTTTGGCTTTAGCATTAGTATTCTGATTAACCTTCTCGTAATATTGAAGAAGTCCCCACGCAGCAATGTTATTACTGTCTTTTGCCTCATAAATTTCACGCTTCTTTGTTTTGTCATTATCATAAGCCAGTTTTATAAGGTTGTAAGTATTTGAGTCAATAGACGAGGTATAATCAAAATCCTCAGCTGTACTCTTTTCGATAAGAACGTCAAGTTTCATGGAATCAATACTCTTTAAGCTAATAGCACCAAAGTCATCAAACAGAACATACATCTTATTCCTGTTCTGCATTGTAATATCAAGGGCACTTTGAATCATATCCATTAATGTCTTGTTATCCTCAACTCTGGTTTCAATCACATAACCTGTATCTTCAATTGTTCCGGTTAACAGTTGGAAGTCATCCGCCAACTTTTTTACTATCTGACTTGCCGTGCGGTTTTCAAATACCTTTGTGTCTTTATTTTTGAGATACCTCAACTGGTCGTATGCAGTAACCTTTATAATCTGGTCACTGCTACGCTTTTTAGTGAAAATATGGCCATTGAAGACCTTTGTATTGTCTACCTTTAGTTGCACTAAGTTGCCTTCCTGAAAGCTTATAATTTCATCTTTTACCACTAAAAATTCCAGTTTACCCGGGATACCTTTTCTGGAAGTCTCCCATGTTATTTCATCCTCAATGCAAGGCAAATACACATTAGAACCATTCTGAATCTTTAATTCAACCAAGCTTAATCACCTGCCCTACTTTTATAAGGTTAGGATTTTTGATTCCGTTCAGCTTGGCTATCTGAGGGTACTTTGAGCCGTCACCCAGATATTTTTTACATATTGCCCAGAGGGTGTCTCCTTTTTTTACTTTATAGATTTTAGGTTTGACCGGAGTGGATTTCTTACTGCCTCCTGTGGGTTTAACGCCTTCTACCGGATATTTTAATGCGGTACATTGCTTATACTGTTTGAGGGTAACAGAAACGGTATAATCAAGACCATTTCCTGCATCCTCTGTTATGCTGTACTCTTCAAGAGAAACCCAAGTATTTGTTATTTTACGGACAAATTTATCCTTAAAGGATATCTCTTCTTCGATATACAGCTTAAATGGTTTACAATCGGTTTTTAAACGGCTGAAATGGTCCAGATAATATTTGGGATTTACAAATTCCTTATTAGGGTAGTCTGCAAAAGGGTAATTTACCTGTGGAATGAGCAATTCAAAGGAAAACTCAGTTAATCCCGGAGCTTTTAGTATACTTGCTTCACTGCCGTCAATCAGGCTAACGGTTTTATTCTGGTTCTTGATTTTTGTTTCAAACTTTGAAGGGGCAACAGGCATCTGAACACCTCCCAGCCAGATTTTATAAGGCATCAGTTATACACCCCCTCTGCTGCTACCGACATTGTTTCATAAACCTTCTGCTCCATATATGAAACAATCCCGTCCAAATCAAGGTTACTGTTGACATTGTTATGATTAGTCATATCCACCTTGATTTCTGCAGTAGTAAATTTATTTACTACCTCCTGTTCGGCTATATCCCTCATGTACTTCAAATCCTCTTCGGAAACTTGCATTGAATCCTTCATGGCACCTGTGTTAGCAGCAGTATTGGCAATATGATTTTTCATATCGCTATCTGCAATACCGCCGACTTTAGCGGAAGCAGGATTTTTCAATGAGTTATATCCGGGTACATTGAAATTTGAAGCTGATTTGTCCTTTTTAGCAGCCTGAGCCTTTACATTCTCAATGTTGTCTTGTCTTTTTTGTAAATCTGCACCCGCCTCGACTTGACGTTTAAGTATATCAACGTCATGTTGCTGTTTTATTGAAACTACGTTCTGTTTGTACTGCTCAAGGTCTGCCTCTCTGGCTGTCTTTTCGGCTTCGTTCTGGATTTTTGTCTGTGTTCCGAAATTAACATGACCTACAGCTTTTATGGACACTCCCGGAAGATTATTCAGCAATCCAATAAACTTATTGATAATATCAACTGCGCCGTTTACCATGTTCTGTAAAATGGTGAGTACACCCACCTTCATATCTCCCATGAAATTCTGAATTGCAACCCCTGCCGACTTCATCCCCAACATCATTAAATTCCAGAGATCAATAACCCAGTACACACCTGTAAAAAATGAAATTTTTAGAACATCCCACAAAATGAGCATAGCATTGACCACAATCATCCAAGCAACATGAATTCCGCCTACTGACTGAATCCATTTATAAATAAGACCTATTATTACTCCTATAACCAATGCAATCCAAAACAGTGGAGAAGTGAACAAGGATGTATTCAACCCATCTTGTGCTATTTTCTGCATAGTTGTAGCTATAGTCGAAATACCAAGCCCTATTGCATAAGCACCTGCTGCCGCAGCAATCCCCCAGAAAATAGGTGCGATTGTTGCCCAGTTATTATAAACCCACGTAGCAGCGTTTGCTATTGCCTGCAATACGGGAATAAATGCTTCAAACAACGTATTTTTAATAGTTGAACCTATTTGTTGAAAGGTTACCGGCATTGTGGCAAACTTTGCATTAATTTGGTCAGAAGCGCTTAATACAGAGTTTTTCAAAACTTCTGCCGAAACACCTTTTCCGTCAATAAGCTGCTGCTGAGATTGTCCCGTGTATTTTGAAACTGCCTGCCCCAGTGCAGGTGCGCTTTGGAACACAGATGCCATGTCCTCTCCCTTCAGATTTCCGGAAACCATTGCATCAGTTATTTTATCAATGCCCTTTGTAGCCTCACCTGACTCAGCCCCCGCAAAAGACTTGTTCATCAGTTCGGTAAAGCCAAGGATTTCATTATTATCTTTAAACTTACCTTTAGCTGAAAGCCCAAGCTTTGTTACAGTTGCAGCTGTACTGTCATAACCACTCCTTGAATTATTGGCAGCAGAATAAACTCTATGCTGTAATTCTCCTGTGCTTTGACGTTTATCAGTCATCATTGAAAGGCTGGCATTCTGATTTGAGTATTTATCAACCAATGCCATACCTGACTTTATGTTAGATGAAAAGTCTTTAACCTTTCCCACCATTTCAGTAAATGAAAGCTTTTTTGTTCCCTGTGACTTCTTTTCTAATTTTTCAATGGATTCACCAATTGAGTCGATAGACTCCTTAACTTGATCCTGAACTGCATAAAATTCCCTTGCAATTAGCTTCGCCACATTTGCAATTTCCCTGAATCCACTCATATTAAAGGGTTTTTTTAACTGATTCTGAAGCTCCTCAGTTTTATCTATGATTTCTATCACAGGCTTTACAACCGTACTCAATGCGGTTGTAGTCCCACCCATCAACTGTAGTGAATTTGCTACTGTAGCCATTTATATCACCTACCTTTATGAAAAAGGGGTTGTTACAAAACCGAAAGTTTTTTGTTTTAACACATGTACTCCCGTATAAAATTATATCAATGATTGCTTCCATTGATACAATTTATACTTTGAGTACAGGTTAAACAAGATAAAAATTAATTTTGCGACAACCCCTTTTATTTTTACCTCTTTTTTGGCTTGTTTTTGTTCATTTCCTTTTTATCGTTTTCAATCTTAATCTGAATAGCCGCAGTTATAAAGGCCCTTTCTTCTCTTGGAAGCTTCAAAAACTCACCGGGTGTTATATGAAATTTGTGAAGGCAATAGTATGCAATATTAGCATCGCTGTCGCCTTCGTTAATTAGTTTTTTGCTTCGTCTACCATATCTTCCATAGTAACGTCAAAGCCGTTAACCTCTTGGATTTTAGCCAGATAATCGGCATATTCTCCCGGCTTTAGCATGGTTTTAAGAAGAGTATCCTCACCCATGCAGCCATAGCTGTTCTGCAGCTCCGCATTATGTAAATCAGGGTAAACAGTACATCTCGCAGCAAGCTTTCCAAGGTAAGCATTGTAGTCGGTTTCGGGAGTATACTGGTTTTTCTTGCCCGGAATCTGCACCTTGCGAGTACATGCCTTTCTTATGGCTTCATCCTCCTCCGAAGTAATAGAGCAGATTTCCCACTCCACAGGCGCCCCGTTTTCATCTACAAACCTCTTTGATGCAACATATTTTACATTCTCATTGTCTAACACATTTTGCCTTAAAAAAGAACTTAATCCACTCATATTAGTAACACCCTTTCCTTATTTAACATTCCATTCCGGGAAGTACGGAGAATTTTTCGTGTATTTCAAAATCTTCAAAAGTAAAGTCCATGTCTTCATCCAGATATTCTGCATCAGCATCAAACTTTGTAAGTATTCCGCCATCAACATTGCAGCCCTTTAAAATAACTGTCTGCCTTCCTGCGCTGGAACTTGAATCTTCATTTGTTACCTGAATATCAAAATATATATCCTCGCCTGTGTCCTTGTATCTTGCCAGCAAATCTCTGAAAATAGAGGTATTGTAATGGAAGGTGGCAGAGCCGGTTCCCTTCCAGCCCGTAGCCTTGTTACCTTTTCCCGTTCTGCCCAGAATAGGTACTTCACTCTTGGTTTTTTCAACCTTTGCTTCAAGATTTATAGCCTGCATAAAATTATATCTTTTATCCTCAATAGTAACGTAACATTCCGCCAAGGATGCACTTAACGCATCCTTTCCATTCATTGTCTGCATATTCATCCGCTCCTTTTTTTATTATTGTACAACTGTGGTCATATAAAGCTGTTCCATAGAATTCATAATGGTAACAGCATCCTGAATTACAATTGCCCTTTTGCTGTCTCCCTTTGAAATAACAACATCTTCAGGCTTAAAGTTTTCAATGGCTCTTATGCTTTGAAGCTCCTGATGATGCTTTACAACATCATTCCAGAAGGAAATTCTTCCGGCTGCGTCATTTGGAACATTACCGTTGTATTTAGTGTTAAACAGAACGGCAATATCGTTTGCAATCTGATCAAGAACCCTGATTGTCTGATTTCTTCCGAAATCGCTGTTCTTGTCATCAGTGTAAGATACATAACTGTTGATATCCTCAAGTATACGGATGTCATCTCCAACCCTGTGAAGAATAAATTTACCTTCTGAAACGGCAGCTTCAAGTTCACTTTGTCTGAAATCAGCATTAACTGTAAACTCTCCGTCATATACCTTGTTTGTATTGCTCTTATTTACAGGGCAGCCTGCTGACATACCCGTTACCCAGTAAACTAATACTGACGGAGTTATCTCTACTGCAACATCATTTTGAACATTGATAACACCTTCATAATCTGCCGGTGTTCTGTAAAGGACAGTCTGGAACTTAACTCCCGACTCATCCCTCATTCTTTTTGTGAACTCAACAAACAAGTCTGTTACCTCAGGCGATGTTTCCAGACATCCAAGAGTATTAAAGGAATAGGACTCAATCTTGTCAAGAAACGTTTGGTAGTCCTCTACGGTAATATTTTCGCCGTTGGTTCCGCCAATCAGTTGTATTCCGCTTGTTAATGCAATTTCACCAACAATAAAATCAACAAAATCATTGGGAACCATTTCAGCCATGCTTGAAACCGTTTGGGAATCTACTCTGGTTGCTCCCAGGAATGTCTGTACATCAAATCTGTTTGCATCGTTGCCATGCTGTGCAATAACAATTTTGAGATCATTTCCTCTGGTTCCCGCATATTTTGCAGTAGCATATTTACATGCCGCCTTTTGTCCTTTATTGAGCTTATAAAAATATCCGGCTCTTATATGTCTGAACAAATCTCTGAGTCCTTTTAATTTCTCATCCTTTAAGTCATAGCCGAAAAGCTTCAGAGAATTCTTCTGGAAGCTGTCTGCTTCAACCTTGAAAACCTCTCCGTCAACGCCCCAGTCAAGAACCAGTGGCATTGCAGCATACCCCCTTTCGCTAAGTGTTGCGGTTGCCCTTGATGTACTTACAAAATTAATGTAGCTTCCGGGTAAAGCCTTGTTTTGTTTTAAAAAAGTGCCTCCTCCAAGTGCCATGAAATTCACCTTTCCTTTCAAAAATTTTGTTTATTAAATTATCAACCTCATCAAAGAATACATTTTATAAATCTGCTCCTTCGAAAAGATTGGTATTTCTAATATTGCTGATTTGTTACTCCTGTTTAAGGCCGCCTTCCACAGCTATATTTCCCATAGGTTCCTCTGACGGTGTTTCCTTATAAACATAGAAATTGTAATTTACGTAAAAAAGCAGTACACCCTCGACAACCTCGCAGCTCATTTTGGAACCTCTGAACAAATCTGCTTCCATTAAAATGGATTCCAGAGTATCATAGAGGCGATCCGCAACCTGACAAATTTCTGTATTCTTGTTTGCGGTTGCGGGACAATACTTAATAGTAAATCGTTGCTCTCTGTAGTACCTCTTTCCTGTTATCTGCTTCTGAGTGAAATTATTAAGAGAAATAAAAAAGCAAGGTGATGTCAGCCCCTGCTCTGCCTCTTCTTTATATACTGCAATAGAACTTCCAAAATCTTGGGTTAGTTTAGTTGCAATTGCATCAATTACCTCAATAAGAATAATAATCCCTCCCTGCTGTTTGAATTTTAATTAACATACAAATACCTCCTCACATCTTTTCATTTAATGGGAACAAAAAAGGAGCCGGAATATTATCCGCCCCCCATTCAACTTCAAGTTCCTTTTGAAATATTTAGTTGTCTCTTTCTACAAATACTATTTTACATCATATATACTGGTATTGGTTGGTATTGTTTTTAGAAATTTATCATGTTTTTTTCTTACGGTCTCCCATGAGTAGCTCATACATTCTCCGGTCTGCTCCCAGGTCAATCCGTCTATGTAGCGGTAAACCATTATCTGTCTTACAGTGCTGTCCTCAATACTTTCTATGAATTCATAGGTCTTGTTAATTTTTCCCATAAGGCTTTGTGTTTTGATTCTAATTCGTACTCCAATCTCATTCCTCTCTTTAATACATTCCTCAGACATTTCCTCACGGCCTGTAATTGTAAATGATTTTGGCAAATATGGGAATTGTGCCATACTTCCTCTTACCTTATCAGTTACAATCGTTTCGTTGTCTCCATAGCTTAACTCCTGAAGTTTTTCATTTAGCTGCTTTATTTCTTTCTTTAGCTTAATTATCTGACTTAACTCTTCTTTTATCATATTACTCTCCTTTTTATATAATCTAGCGCCGTGTTATTCCCATTCGGGAACAACTTGTTTAAAACAAATCTATAATTAAACGTACTTAATATAATCTTGTCTCTTATTGGGAACAATAAAATAATATCACCCGGACTTACCAATGTCAATAAAAAGTCTCCAAATGGAAAATAAAATTTGCATTTGGGAACAAAAGTTGTATAATATAATTGTTACGACTTACGCAGGAGGGTTTAAAATGGCATCTATCAATGAAAGAATAAAAGAGTTAAGAACATCTCTGGGTTTTTCAGTTGATGAATTTGCAAAAATACTTGGTATTCATAGAAGTTCCGTTTATAGATATGAAGGAGAAAATGAAAAAGAGACTAGAGATGTCCCTATGAATTTGGCTATATTAATTTCCGAAAAGTTCAACGTAAGCCTCGATTGGCTTGGAGGACTAACCGATACAAAGCAACCTGAGTTAAGTACAAACGAGATTACAGAAGTGTATGCTTCTCTAAATGAGGAAGCCAAAAAAGAATTATTTAACTATGCAAATTATTTAAAAAATAAAATGTAG